GAATTGGATAATGGATTTGAAGTGTCCCACCAAGGATTAGGTATTGAGTTAGCAAGTGGTATATTAAAATTCCACCCTTGTTTTAATTTATTTGTCCACCCGAAATAACCCTTCCATATAGTCGTAAAAAATAATTCAGATATAGGTCTATTTTGATTGTCTCTAAGGGGTTGAACATCAACATCAACATTAAACGATAATGAATAAGCCTGACCACCTTCTTTGACTGAGGATCTTGATACACCATTTGGCGTTAACACCGCAGTTTCAAATTTAGTTTTAGGGTTATAAATATTTTGTTCAAATCCCGCTTTTACTAAAACCGCATCTTCAGCGTTTGTTAAAATTTTATGTACTCTTACATAATATTCAGATTTGGTTTCATTAAGATTACTTCTATTGATAACTCTTTTAAACGTACCGGTATTACCATTATTAAATGTTGTACCAATGTACCCAATATTATATATGTTGAAAATGTATTCGTCACTACCAAAAGCAGGATCACCTAAACTAATTACCTGAAATATATTTGTGTTATTATACGTTAAAGATAATTCAACAAATTCATTCACATTTAATCCATGTTTCATTGGACATCTAAATGATATTACAGGTCCGAAATCATCGTTACCTTGATTTACGATAAAAGGTATCCCATCAGAAGCAACCCAAGCCCAACTTGTTGATGTAACGTTATCAATTACATACATTTGTTTATTTGGATCATTTTTAAATGGATAACTTAAATAATGGGTCCAATTATATGTACTAGCACTTTTATTAACAAAATTTATATGATTATTTGGGGGTACCGTATATCCAACAACATTATTATCTGTTCTAATAAAATCAAATTCAAAATATTGAGGATATCCTTCCCATAATGCGGTTGGATTTGCAACTGCGGGGGGTAAGTTACCTCCGGAATATGCTGACAATGTGTTTGCAATTGCATTAGTATAATATAAATTATCTCTAAATGGCGAGTAATTTGTAGTACCAGTATATTCGTTTTTAAAAATTATTGAATATTTTGTCACGGGTCTAAAAATCGTACCTTGTTGTCTCTCGTCAGTAAAAACTTGTTGCAAACTTAAATCAACATTTCTGTCAAATTCTATAAGTTCTTTTTCATTTTGTTTTAAGTCAACATTAACGGATAATACCGAATTTGGAGATGCCTTATATCTCAATGAACCTAAAACAATTTTTGTCGTATCATTTACTCCCATTATATGTCTGCTGTATCAATGTATTTTTTTATGAATCTATTCATCGCTGTTTTTCCATTATTTAACCCAAAATAGAAATGACTCGGAACACCAACCAAATAAAGATTACCGTTTACCGCGACTGATGACCCAGGTATTGTTGGTGAAGGTGTTATTGTGGTTACACCCGCCACTGTAGTTTGTATAAAATTAGTTATAAACCCTTGTGGTAGTAACGGTAATGGGTTACCAGGTTGTAGTGATGGAGTATCAAAATAAGGATCAACACTATAATCTAAATCTTGATATCCTTTTTTAAAGAATCCAACACCTCCACTTTGATTAGGGGTTGTCCACCAATTATTGGATTCTGCCCCAAAAATTACACTAGATGTTTGTAATATCCATTTGTAGTTTGGTACGACTTGAGTTTTAGGGTAACCATAGGCATCTTGTAATAAAGGTGAAATATTATAAATTTCAATACCAGGGGTTAATTTTCTTCTATAAGAATATTCAACATTTTCTGACTGATAGAAAACACCAAATACAGGTTTACTTGGTGATGGTGATTGTCCGTCATCACCAATAAAAATATCCGCATTACCGTAGTTTTCATCAATAAATGGGTTAATTTTAAATTCAGAATTTATTGATAATGCTTGTGCAAAATCACCGTCAATTCTATCTCCACCTCTACTACTATTAAAGAATTGAGCAAGACCCTTACCTTCTGAATTGTTACCACCAGTAGTTATAGGTATCATAGCTTGTCTAAAATTCTCATTTAAAATTCTTGATAAAAACCCTAATTGTATTATATCACCATTTTCATTATAACTAGTTGATCTAAATTGATCACTCATATACCCTTTGAAATTTGGGTTATTACAAATTTCACTTATATACGAATCTCTTGGCCCCATGTCTAAAATGGTAGTTGGGAACATTATATTTTTTTCATTGTATCCCGGTTTAAAATTAAGTGTCAACCAACTTGCGGGTTGTGGTACTTCTTTACCAATAAATTGCTGTACATTATCACTCCAAGGAGAACTTCTATAATAGAAATTATTACTTACATTATTATAAACCACAATATCCCTACAATATTCATATTTCGGAGCAGACGCGTTAGTAAGATTAGTGACAGGATATATTGATCTTTTATTAAAAGATGGCATGTATAATGTACCATTAATCCAATTGTTTTGGAATGTCTGAGCAAATACTCCTCTACAGGTTGCAAATACTAACGTAAATCTTGTTTTCCATTCCATAAATAATTTAGCATCTGCACCAAACTCAACAAGATAATTCTTATTTAGTAAACAATAACAACCTTTACTAACTCTATTTTCAGGAACAGAACATTGATTAGCTGGAATTACCCCTACATTAGTACCACTACCTGAATAACATTCTAAAGATATCAACCCATCACAAGTAAGCGTTTGTGTTAACCCCGTACTACCACTAAATTGATCTAAATTTCCTGTAATGTCATAGTTACTTCCGAAGCTATTTGTTTGTTGACTTCCAACACCATCAGTTTTATAGTAACAAAAATTATCATTTTGATGTAACGCATATGCCGTTCTATTATTCGGACCATCTTCATTACAAGTGGATGTTGGTAACCTATCACTTCTCATCACAATCCTACCACTGTTATTAAAATTAACCCCAAGTAATGTTGGATATTTAAAATACGCCGGAGAATAAAGACCAAAATATTGATTTAACGCTATTGGATACCCATAATCAGTTTTTGAATTCACGTCGTCATAAAAAACTCCGGTCGTTGTATAAAGTGTGTTAAAGGAAGCCGCAATAAAAGGCCCACCACCAATAAAATCACTTTGATTACGTGGTAATGTAAAATTACTATTCCCTAATAACGACCATAAGTTTGTATCTAAATTTTGTTTTGGTTGAAAAGGAGCTCCAGCTACCGGAACATATGGGTTTGATATTGTACTATCTGTAGATAAATAATAATATGGTAAGGTAGATGTGAAACCCGTATAATTTGTAGGATTTATTGTAAATGTAAATGATGGGAAATATAAATTATTAACTAAGTTTGTTTGTGTGTCATGTGGTAATGGTGCAGGTCCAACCGGTTTTATTGGTTGATTTAAATAATAATCACCAGTAATCTTTAAACTTTGTTGTGTTGTAGTATAACCAAATATTCTTGATAAATCATATTCTATATTTTGTTTTTCGGTATGAGGGTCAACACCTCTCACAAACATTACTATTTCATAATTTAAACCGTTAGCCAAACTATCAAGCGAATCAAAATAATTTCCCTTTACCGGTGGAGGAGGACCAGGAGGTCCAGGTTGATCATTATATGTATTCCCATATACTAATGATGGTGGTATAATAGGTGTTGATTGATACTCATTAACAATCCCCCCTGGACCGGTTATTGCGTTAGGATCCGAAATCGTATAAATTATTTGATGTCTTAAGAATTTTTTAGGGAATAAATTACCATTTACCGTAGTGGCTAGATTATTAAAATTGGCAACAGTTAAACCAGTGATTACCTGAAAATACTCCATGTCAGTTGGGTATTTTAAAAAGTCTGGTTTACTAATATCCGTTATTGTGTCTCCGGTTTGAATAATGTTTATACTAGCTGTAGACGTCTGTCCATTAATCGGGTTCGCGTATTGAACTGTAGACGCAATCGGAACGACATTAGACGTTGTATTTGGAGCCGCAGATAAAGATGTTGTTCCCGTCACCGCATTATTACCAAACTCATTTATTGTTGCTCCCGTTAAATTAATGTTTCTTGGGATTATCAAACCATTACTAAAATTCGGATCTTGGAATGTTACTAACTCACCTATACCTAATTGTTGTGCCGTACCGGCATTTGCTAAAACAACAATAATTTGATCCGTAAATGATTGTTGAGGACCTAAGTTATATGGGGCAACGCTCAATTGAGGGTTTACCGTGGTTTTTATTAAGTTCGCACCTCCTCCAGTTCCAAAATTACCAAAATATTTATCTCTAGTGTTAAATTCATTTAATTTTTGTGGGTATGTTTCCGTTGTTGGGAAACCAAACCATCTTTCATCCGTCTCGTCCGTAGCAAATAAGAATGCTTGTGGAGCATGGAATTTATTAAAATCTAAACCAGGTGTAATAATGTCATATCCAGAAAATAATCTTCTAAAATCTAAAACCGCACTAACAACAACATCACCATCAAGATCCTCTTCAACAACTTTATTTATCAACGATTTATACTGACCCAAACCAAAACTACTATTTTCACTAAAAAACCAACCCATTTCATTATTGGAACTATCTTCATCAGGAAAGTTATTTAAGTTAGGGTGCGTCACATTATATGATGACGATAAATTAACAGGAGCAATAAACGATGTTGATTGCGCATATTGTATTCCACTATCGTCTAAACCATTTTGTTGTTCTTCTATACTCGCATTAACCGAATTTGCATCAATGTCATCATCTAATTCCGCATTACCACAATCACAATCACAACTAGTACACTCAGGATATGACATCATAGGTAACCCTATTCGTGGGAAATTCGTTATTTTTACTAAATAAATCGCAGTAAATGCAATAAACGCTAACGATAAAGCCAATTTGAATGCCGCGGCTAATAATTGTGCTGCAATTCGTAATATAACTCCCGCGTTAATTACAGGACCACCAGGGACCGCAAAACCAGTAGTTCCTTCTAAGATTGAGTTTATTACCGCAATACCTTCTTGTATTGCTTGGTATCCAAAATAAATTCCTAAAACAATTAATAAGTATTTTAATACAGGCCAAGCCCAAGCAACAAAGTGAGCAAGAAATAATATAACTAATATTGGTATTGCAAGAATATTGATTAATAAATTAAATACAAAAAATATAAAATCAAAATTTCGGATGATATCATTAACAGGAAATGTATTAACTGTAGATTTACAACCTCTATCATCAATTTCTTTAATACCTAAATGTTTTGCTCTACCAGCACCTTTTTTATATCTGTCTAAAAACATTGCAGTAGTATACAATTTATTGTAATTAAATTCATAAAATTTATCCTCACAATCAATTGCCTCTTGTATCATTTGTTGACCAACAGTTGTTGTATTATCACCATAATCATTCCAATCTAAACTAAATGCATATGATCTTAAAGCATCAAAAGTTGGTTGTTGATAAAAGGTATAATTAAATTGAGTTAAAGTACCAGGATCTACAGGAACCACATTTATTGTAATTGTTGTTGGCACTACTGTTATCGGAATGCTCTCCAAATCACCAAAATATGGAACACCATTTAATAAAATCGTAAAACTACTTACATTAATTTTATTATCTAAAACTAACCCACCTGTTGAGGTGTTATTTAATGTAACTGTCGTAGTAAAGGTACCACCTGGTAACGTAAACTGATATGGTGTTGTTGGGTAATTTATTAATGGATCAGCAGAAGAATTAACCCACCCATGTTCCTTAATATTAGGAACCAAATAATGGCCCCTTAAAAATGGGTTTTGTAATCCTTGTTCATTTTGCCATTTAAATTTAAATCTATATTTACCTTTAGTTGGTATACCTTTTTTAGGGTCATTAGATAAAACTTGTTCACCAAATTCATTCGTCACAATATAATTTAAGTTCATCGGAACATTTATTAAATATGTCCCGTCTCCGTCAATAACTTTACCATCCTCATCCAATTCGTGAGTTTCAAGAATTGGTCTACCATCTTGATCAACATTAATAGTTTGTCTTATTGTTAGTATTTGTCCCGGACCCGAAATTAATTCACATAAATTACCCGTATCATTTTTTGGTCTACAAGTTATTGCCCTAACAGCATCATCATCAGTAGTTGATATTAATGACCCCATAAACACCGCATTAGGTTTTATGGTTATATTCGCGCTTGCCGTTAAATCAAAATCCGCCCTACTAATACCTAATAAACAAATTTCAGGTTCACCCCATAACGGAGCAACTTCAATTATTTTATTTAATGTTACAATCTGAGGTAATTCATTAAGGTTCGTAGATGTCTTAAATTTAGATCCGTTAACTTGTGATTCAACCGCAACTCCAGAATCTATTAAATCTTGTGGTGATAACGAAAAACAACCTATGTCAGATAGGTCAACATCCATTAATATTGTTTGAGTTCCTGTTGGAACTCCAAAAATCATATAATCCCCACTATCGTTTGTCCTTACTGAGAATCTATAATATTTGTCATAAACCTCAACATAAGATTGATCTGTTAAAATTTCTTGTTTAGATGGGAATGTACCTGTTGCTGCGTGTCCAGTATATGATGGTTCTTTAGGCAATAAGTTATATCTATACCCATCAGCACTTACATCGGATAATGTTTGATATGGATAAAGTTCAGATATTATTGGGTTGTCAATGTCAATGTCATCAATTGGAACGAATACCGAAACTCTTGCGTTTGGTACACCGTATCCGTTATTAACTAATACTCTCCCGATTATAACACCATAATCAGAACACATTCTATTATAGATGTCTCCCTGATTAATCTTTAAAGATAAAATCTCCAAAAATTCAAAATCCTGTTCTAACTGAATATTAATTGTCTTCTCGGTACCAGGTGTTGTACGTATTCTATATGATTTTGGCATTATTTATTCTTTCTTGATAAATAGTTTATTTCCTATTTTCAAAAAATAATTCTTTTATTTGAAAAATAAATTATCAGGAGAAATTAATCGTTCTAAAGTTAAGAACATTGACCGTAATATCCTTATTTGGATATCTAATTTGATAGATTTGCATTGGTTCCGCAAATACCGTATCCGCAATTAGTTGGATTTGTTTTGTTGATGGATCCTCATATTGTTGTGATGTTTGGGAAGATGAGTATTGACCCCCAACTTTATTATAAACAAAAATACCCGAAATAGATATTACCCCGTTTTCGCTTTGTATTAATCGTCTTATTTCAGAGATATAAACATTTTGACCCAACCCTCTAACCGCAGGACTAAAATATGCTGTAATGATATTAATAATCTTAGCAACAATGGAACCTTGATTTTGACTTGAATCCAAAATAACATCAACATCAATCGCCAAGTCAATAACATTAGCAGTCTCAACTGAAATATAATCATTTATCATTCTATAGTTTGATAAATAATTTGCCACATTATTTTTAAGTGTGTTTGAAACGATCTCAGTTAAATTACCGGTAGTGTCGTAAGATAACATCTTAATTTTTATTTTATTATTTTCTTCAACAATAGCCACTTTACCAGGAGCCCCAAACTGAGAAGGCATTGTTCTTAATGCCGATTCATAATCATTTATGGTAACCGCTCTGTTTTGTGCAGCAAAGTTATACGTAACATATTGTCTAACCTCTTCAGTTGTTGGTGGGTTAGAACCTCCAATGGCTGCAGTTACGTTATTTACTCTAAGTGAGTTAACAACAGTAGAGTTTATTGATTCCGATGGACCATTAACAAAAAATGATACCGTACCGATTTGTGTTATAATATTAACCCCCAAGTTTGTTGCTTGACCACCACCTACTCGGTACTGAACAAATAACGTAGAGTTTGATTTTAATGCACTACCTAAAGCAAGGTTATTCACATACTTATTTAGATCAAACCCGACCCCGTCTCTCGCAAATTCTCTTAACTGTTCGTCAGCGGATACATTTCCACCCCCAAACGTTAACTTACAAAATCCTTCAGGTGTAAACTCACTAATGAATTTAGTGTTTGTTACGATATATTTACCAACTTTAATACCCGGTTGGTCTGATGGTTTTGTCGGATCTTCAACAAAAACTCTATCTTCCGCCAATGCCTTTACCTCATACCATCTATTTTCTAAACCTAAAAATTCTTGGTTTGGTGGTGGTGAAGTATATTGTGTTCCATCTTTAAGTAAGACACTTGTAATACCTAAAACGTTTTTCTCAGGTAAAAATAATTCAAAGAATGGTTTAACATCATTTGGTGTTATAACTCTCTTAAAAACTTTTGTTATACCATTAACGACAACTTCTCTTTTTGTAATCGTATAGTTAATGAGATCATTATTTGAATCAAAATTTGGAACTTTTAATCTATTTGGGGATCCTTCGGCATTAGTTGGAGATGAGAAATCAATATCATAAACAGTTTCAAACGGTTGTCCCGCACCATTTACTTGTGACCCTCTTCTTAATGTCCCACAATACCTTAAATCCTCTTTATCTCCAAAAGCCGGTACTGTTATGGAGAAATCCACTAAAGCAACTGACGGTCTTGATCCCGGAATTTTTAATCCGTAGGTTCTTGCAATGTTATATACCGATGATTTTTGTTGAGCATATTGTAAAACAGTTTCTTGAATACTTCTATCAATTTGAAACTGTAGGTTGTCTGTTACCGCAGCGTTTAAATCTAACAAAACTGAGAATACTCCAGCATCGTTAAAGTTCTGAACAAGATCAGGATAATAAGTTCTTGTGAAATTTATAAGTTCAGTTCTTATTCCCGCAAAATCTCTCGTTGTGTACGATATTTTTTTATTCGCCATATACTATTAAATATTGATAATTACAAAATCGCTCGAATTGAAAGCGTTATTAGTGTTTCTATAATCAATTCTTACTTTTGCTGTGTGTTCTAATTGAGCAATGTTTGGAACTGTAAATTCTTTCTCACCATATTGGTTTATATAAGTCCCTTGATTTTCTTCTCCCATTGATGCGTCAGTGATCTTAATACTGGTAATTAAAATTCCCGGCATATATTTACCAACCGAATCCCTTATTTCACTTTCTATTTCACTAAATGTTGGTCCATCCAACGGTTCAAAGATATACTCATATAATCTTGACCCAAAATCAGGTAAAAAATATCTTGTTCCTTTTTTACTTAATAAT